CCAACATTTACATCAACAGATGGTAAAACAGATATTCTTGTATTCAGATACAATGGTGCTGTATGGCAAGAAGTAGGTAGAACATTAAATTTAAGTGAGAGTTAAAATATGTATGCAATAATAAAAGATAATAACATTACACAATATATTAATAATCCTAAATCAGTAGTGATAGGAGAGGTAAGATATCCAGCTAAAATTTTTCAGTTATGGTCTAAATCTGAAAAAGAAGCTATTGGTATTTATGAGGTTGTAATTGATCAAACAAATTACAAAGATCCAGAATATTATGTTAATACAAATGAACAACACAATTTTGCGGATGGAAAAGTTACTAAATCATGGGGAACTGCAACACCAAAACTTTTAGAAGATAGAGACGAAGTTTGGTCGCAAGAACAAATAGATAATGGTAATGCACCTGATGGAACTTCTGCTGGTGATCCTCACTTAGATTCAGATGGAAATCAAATAGTTACAAAAGGTTTAAAATCTCAAAAAAAACAAATTATAAAAAATCAAGCTAGTGGTTTATTAGCACCTACTGATTGGTATGTTGTTAAAGCTACAGAAGTTACTGATTATTCTGTGCCAGCAAATATAACAACTTTTAGATCAAATGTTCGAGCAAAATCAAATGAAATGGAAACTCAAATAGATGCTTGTACTACTGTTGATGAATTAAAAAATTTATATACAAGAGATGAAAACGGTATAAGACCTTTAGCAGAATTTCCTAAAGAGGTTGTTTAATGTCATTACTTATACCTGGAACTAACTCCATAAAAGATACAGGATATAGTGTTGCTAACTCATTAAGATTTGATTCAGGAAGTAGCGACAGATTAACAAGAACTTTTGGTTCAGGTGGAAATTCTGCGTTATGGACTTGGAGTGGTTGGATTAAAAGATCAAAACTAGGTTCAAGGCAAAGTATATTTACAGCTTACAGCGATGCATCTAATCTAACTAGAATGGAATTTACTGCTAATGATGAATTAAAATTCAATGACGAAAATAGTGGTAATACAAATGGTAGAATAGTATCCACTGCTATATTTCGAGATGTAGCGTCTTGGTACCACATAGTGTTTCATTGGGATAGTTCAGATAGTACAAGTTCTGATAGATTAAGAATGTATGTTAATAATGAAAGAATCACTGATTTCAGCAATGAGGGAAATGCACCATCAACAACAAGTCGATTAAATACTGCCATGTCACATGAACTTGGATCTGAAAACAATGGAACTTTTTTTGAAGGATATATGGCAGAAGTTGTTTTTATTAATGGTGCTAATTTAGACCCAGATCAATTTGGAGAATATGATGCAGATAGTCCTACAATATGGAAACCAAAAGATGTATCTGGTTTAACTTTTGGAACAACAGGATTTTATTTAGATTTTGAAGATAGTTCAGCTTTAGGTAATGATGTGTCAGGAAACAATAACGATTGGACTGTTAGTAATTTAACAAGTGTTGACCAATCTACCGATACTTGCACAAATAATTTTGCAACATTAAGTCCTTTAACATTTTCAGAGGGAACATTATCAGAGGGTAATTTAGAAATAGATCACAATGGAAGTGCTGGAAAATTTTGTGCATCAACTTTTGAAGTTAGTCAAGGAAAATGGTATTTTGAAGCTAAATTATTAAATTATTCTTCAAGCTCAAGACCAGCTATAGGTCTTGCACAAAGTCATAATTCATTTAGAGGTGGGATTTATGCTAATACAAATTATGCATTATTTTTACCTGAAGGTGGTGCTTACGAAAGTAATAGTGCACATAGTGTTTCAGGTATTAGTACATCACCAGCAACTAATGATATTTTTATGTTTGCTATTGATTTAGATAATTTAAAATTTTATGCTGGTAAAAATGGTTCATGGTTTAGTTCGCAAGACCCATCAGCAGGATCAAATGGTTATACAATTGCTGTATCTGATAGTTATGCGATAGCTACAGGAGCGAATGATACCTCATCTAATTCAGCTAGAACTAATGATTGGCAATTTAATTTTGGTTCTCCAATGTACTCAATAACATCAAGTAATCAAGATCCTAATAATTATGGTAATTTTGAATACTCTACAGAGGGATTTTATGCACTGAATAGCAAGAACCTAGCGGAGTTTGGATAATGGCCTACACAACAATTGATGACCCAACTTTAAACTTTAGAATGAAAATGTTTTCTGGAACAGGGAGTGCTCACGCAGAGACTTTCGATGAAACAGATACTTCAATGCAACCCGATATGGTCTGGATTAAAAACCGTTCGACCACGGGTAATCACGGAATTTGGGATTCAGTAAGGGGCGCAACTAAACAAATTTATCCTAGTCAAACTTATGGAGAATCAACTGCTGCAAATAGTATGACAGCTTTTAATTCAAATGGATTTAGCGTTGGAACAGATGGCGATCAAAATGGTAGTGGTAATAATATTGCAGCTTGGGCTTGGAAGGCCGGAGGCGCTTCAGCAGCATCAAATTCAAATGGAAGTATATCAAGTTCTGTATCAGCTAACACCACGTCTGGCTTTTCTATGGTTCTTTGGACGGGAAGTGGTGCAAATGCAACAATAGGTCATGGACTAGGTGTAGTCCCTAAAATGATTATTGTAAAAAATAGAACAGATTCAGTTGATTGGCAAGTTTATCATCAAGGAATAGGAAATGATGGAGCACTGTTTTTGAATGCAACTAATGCAGAAGACACTAGTAGTATGTATTGGAACGATACAACACCCACAACTTCTGTATTTTCTGTAGGAACTTATAATGGAACCAATGGTTCAAGTGATAATATGGTTGCTTATTGTTTTGCAGATGTAAAAGGTTATGCTAAAGCGGGGTCCTATGTTGGTACCGGTGCTGATGTTTTTATACACACAGGTTTTAATGTTGGGTGGTTACTTGTTAAAAATGCGTCTGCTACAAATGGATGGCTGCTCATCGATGTAAAACGATCTGCGGACAATCCACAGGGTAAATACCTTTATGCTAATGCTGCCACTACAGAGGGCACTGTAAGTTATGGAGAATTTTTTTCAAACGGTTTTGGTTGGAAAAATACATCAAGTGTAGCTGTTAATCAATCTGGAAATACTTTTATATATTATGCGATAGCGGAATCACCTTTCGTAAATTCCAATGGTGTGCCGACAAATGGAAGGTAGTTATGTTACAAAAAATAGGTTTTCAACCGGGTATCAATAAACAGATAACGCCAACAGGAGCAGAAGGTCAATGGATTGACTGTGATAATGTTCGTTTTAGATATGGTACACCTGAAAAAATAGGTGGTTGGAAACAATTAGGCGAGAGTAATTTAACTGGTGCGGGACGTGGTCTTCATCATTATGTAAATAGTCTAGGCAGAAAATATGCAATCATAGGCACAAACAGAATTTTATATGCATATTCAGGTGGCGTATTTTATGACATACATCCAATTAAATCTACAACTACGCTTACAAGTGCGTTTACTACAACTAACGGATCAGCTGAAGTTACAATAACATTTAGTGGTGATCATGGGATTAGTGCATCAGACATTATTTTGTTAGATAATTTTTCTACAATTACAGGTTCTAACTTTGGTTCATCTGATTTTGATAATAAAAAATTTATGGTAACAACAGTTCCATCAAGCACAACACTTACTGTTACAATGCCTTCAAACGAATCTGGATCTGGTGCAACAACATCAGGAGGTATTAGAGTTCAACACTATTACCCTGTAGGTCCAGCTGTGCAAGCAAAAGGTTTTGGTTGGTCTTTAGGAACTTGGGGTGGTGAAGAAGTTGGAGCTTTTACTACAACACTATCAGGTGCAATAAACGCTTCAGTTACAACTGGTATTACATTAGCTGACCCATCACAGTTTCCAGATTCTGGTACAAACTTTGTTTTAATAGGTACAGAAGAAATATCTTATACAGGTATTAATTCATCTAATGAATTAACTGGTGTTACAAGAGGTGTAAGAAATACCACAGCAGCATCTCATGGTGCAGGAGATACAGTAACTAGCACAGCAAACTATGTGGCATGGGGAGAAGCTGCATCAGGAGATTTAGTGTTAGAACCTGGTATGTGGTCATTAGATAACTTCGGTGATAAAGCGATCTGTCTAATTCACGACAGTGCTGTATTTGAATGGGATTCAAGTTTATCAAATGCAACAGATACAAGAGCTACAATTATATCTGGAGCACCAACAGCATCAAGACATATGTTGGTATCTACACCGGATAGACACTTAGTATTTTTTGGAACAGAAACAACTATTGGAGATACATCTACACAAGATGATATGTTTGTAAGATTCTCGGATCAAGAGGATATAAACACATATACACCTACTGCAACCAATACAGCTGGTACACAAAGACTGGCCGACGGATCACAGATCAGAGGAG